CATTTAAAGCCGTTTGTCCACCTACTTGGCTAAGAGGGAAGGCGTCCCCATGAACTGCCGTCCAACCATAAGCCCAGTCAAGTCCGTGTGGGTGAAACTTAATGCCAAGTTTGTCGTATCCCATAAAACGGTCATATTGCATTTCGGGCAGATTAAGGAAGCTTGGCAGTCTTTTCTTAATTGATCTATAAAGTCTGATTCCATGGTTGCTGCCTACAACATCTGTTACGCCAAGGTAATCAAGTACACCTTGAGTAAAACTTCTATCATCATCTAGGTTTCCGACCATTTCATCAATTGTGCCAGCGTTGAAACCGCCGAGCTGAGGAAGGTCAATCTCATCACCAATTTGAATAGTTTGGTGAGGTTTCCATTTAGCTAAAAACTTTCCTACAACCTTCACACTTTTTTCGTCTATGAAGGGACATTGTAAATCGCTGATAAAAGCGACGCGCTTAATTATTCGTCCTCGTCCTCAGTTGGGTCAATCCGCGGGATTAAAGCGTCGGGACTGTCGTTGCTTACCCAATCAGGCAACGCATGAGGCTCTTGCATAAAGAACCAAGCTACTTCATTGCTGAATCCAGCCTTTTTAGCAGCTTTGTAAATCTCATGTTTTGTAATCATAAAAACATCAAGCTTAGATAAAGGTTCGGGCGACCTGCGAACGACCCTACGGTTAATCTTTTTGCGCTTGCGAGTGTTAGCCATGTCTTAAGTTTACTTCCTACTAATGACAATAAAGAGTTCATCTATGCGATTTGATAGGTGTGTCGTTTCTTGTTGTAAAGCAGTCAACTGGTCTTTGATTGAGCTACCGCCGTTCGGCTTAAGTTCATTAAGCCAACCTTTTACTAGCCAGCGTAAGCCAGCCAGTACTCCAATTAATGTGGTTGTTAATCCAGCTAAAAAGCCAGCCCACTCAAGGGCTGTCATTACTCTATGCTACCTAGACCGTATTGTTTTTCGGTTGGGTCAATTGCCTTAATTACAGGCGCAAGGACGCTACCTAAAAGGATTGCGTACTCAGGTCGCATATCAGCTGCAATAGCTAAAATGACTGTAATGCCGCTGGCAATCACAGCTCTTGCATAAGACTTAATTGCTGCAATGTGTTTGTCTGATAGTTTCATTGATTACCCCCTAGTAGTGGTATGTTAAAGAACTCCGAATTGTTGTCCTGATCTTTTTTAAAGCTGATATGGATATGATGATTGTGAGGTGAAAATCCGCGGTACGGACGCCAACGCCACCCAAGGACAGGTGAGGCAATTTTGCCCAAGTGGATTACATAAGATATGCGTCCGTGATTCTTGCCATACTGTCTAATTTGATCTGCCAAATATGCTGAATCCCCTTTGTTGTCAGATAGGCGAGCGTCAACATCAATTGCCCTGACAACAAATCCTGCTTTTGGGTCAGGTATGTGGTCTGACTTACCCGCTTGTTGATGACGCAGATCAGCAACCCACCCTTCGGCATTGCCACGCAAACGCTCAGGGTATGAATCATCTATCTGTTCACGCAATTGAACCGCAGCTTTAGATAACCAAGGTTTCAACCCACGCACCTATTTCCTCGTTCCAATACCAAAAACCTTCATTAGGTCTTGGTGTTGGTGGTTGCCAATCAAAGTTCTCATCTAATGACCAAGAAGGATATGGTTGTGGTGCTATAAATACATCTGCAACTGCATCATATTTATAGCCAATGCCTGCGTATTGTTTTCTAATACGATTATTGTATGAAGTGCGTTTGCAAATTAAACCTCTAAAATTGCCATACCAAGTTTCAGTATCTAAACCTTCAATTAATTCAGTTTCATCAATACCTACTATAACCTCAATAACAATATTATCTTTTAAGAATGCGTAATGTGCCATTATGCCCAACTCACATTTCCAGTACCCGCAGTAATGGTTGTTCTTTTGTATCCACCACTTGCACCACTTGTTGAACCAGTTAATCCTGCGCCAATAGTTATTGTTAAAGTATCTGCATAACGCAAAATAACAATACCTGAACCGCCTGCGCCGCCAGTAGCACGAATTGATCCTGTACCACCACCACCGCCACCACCGCCAGTATTTGCGCTACCTGCAATTCCGTTCACATCTGCCTCTGAACCAGCACCACCACCGCCAGTTCCACCGTTACCAGGTGCGCCTGAAGTGCTGTACGCACCACCACCGCCACCACCTGCATAAGTTACAGATGACCCAGTAATTGAAGTTGCAACACCGTTACCACCATTGCCGCCTGCTGAAGAACTACCATTTGCACCAACTGCACTTGCACCGCCACCAGCGCCACCACCATAAGAAGGCGCGCCCGCGCTATAAGTTACACCTAAACCACCAGCATAACCTTGATTAGCAGTACCAGTACCAGAAGTACCGTTGGTAACTCCAGGTGAAGAACCACCACCTGAACCACCATTACCACCATCTTGAACTACAGCCTCAGAACCACCACCGCCACCACCTGTTGAAGTAATTGTAGAAAATATAGAATCGTTTCCATTTGCGCCCCTGGAAGTGCTAAATACTCCACCTGCGCCACCAGCGCCAATAGTTACGCTGTAATTAAATGCTTTATATAAACTTAAAGCAGACTCTAACGAACCACCGCCACCTGTTGCAGTTACTGTACAACGCATACCGCCAGCACCACCGCCAGCACCAGTACCTGAACCACCGCCAGCACCACCTGCAACTACTAAGTAATCAACAGATATTGCTGGTAAAGGTTGAAATGCAATACTGCCAGTAGAAATATTGCCAATCATTACGCAATACCACCGACTACATACCAAGTATCTGTAGCAGTTTTTATACATACAGCAGAACGATATTGAGCAAGTGTTGGTGAAGCTGCTGTTGCACCAGCTGAAAGAACAGTTGTAGTGCCTGGCGTTGTAGCACTAATTGTAAGAGTACCTGCACCTTTATTAAGAACTGTTATTGCTGTACCTACTGGAAATGCCACTGAAGCATTAGTTGGTATTTTAAAAGCAACTGCTGTCGCTTTGTTCATTGGAACTAAAGTTTGATACTGGTCAGTTAAAACGGCGGTGTAGTCTGCTGTTTGATCTGAACCTACTGTAAAGGTAATTAAACCGTTAAACATTGCGGCTGAAAGGACATCACCCGTTGCCGCTGGAAAACCTGTTGCCATTTATTATCTCCTTGTTAGTAGCTAAGTATATCGTCCCCTAGGACACCATAGGTACTATTTCCTATGATAAATCCGTCGGTTAATGGTTCTAAAGTCGTAAAAGTTCCAAACCAACGGTTTGGTGTTATATCCCAAGCAACCCCTTGGATTTGTAGGTTCTTGGTTATGGTTGAGCCGTCGGGCTGGATATTACTGATTAAGACATTGCTGAAATAATCCAAGTTCAAAATTGTGCCAGTTGGAACAGATGAATCCAAAAGGTCAATCATCATTTCGTCAATTCTTATAGTGGTTGTAGCTCTAGTCGCGACATAGATTTTACCTATGTTTGCGCAATCTGTATCCGTTTCAGCTACTAGATCATTGTAAGTAATAGAGTGGGGGAAGTAGGTTGCAATGCTGGCAACATCAACATTTGTTTGAGTAGTACCACCAACCCTAGTTACATTGGCTTGGTTGACAATTAACTTGTCATCAAAGGCAAACTTTAGGTTTTTGTAAGGTATGCCACCTGTTTGATTGAAAGCAATTGGTGTATCACCAGCCGATTTAATAGTGTTAGTTCTATTTTTGAATATGGCATTTCCTTCAGCACTGAGGAAAAAAGCCCCTTGTTCCACTATTTCACAATTTTGTATTGCCGCTAAAGAAGTCCTGCGAGTTGCTGGGTCAGCCTGAGTATTTGAATTACCAGTGTCTAAGGTTCTCATGGAATTAGGAAATTGCACTGTGTCTAAAATCTTAGCAATTCTAGTTCCAGTATCTTGCCCAGCAGCTTGACCTGTAATTGTGCTAACCGCTGCTAGGTTAAAAAGTCTAAAAGCGTCTGTTGCGTTAATATCAACATAAGATACATTTTCTGCTTGATCGTAACTGTAAACATAATCGGTTGTATAACCGCTAAAAAGATAATAGTTGCTACCGCCGTATGTAGCTGACACTCTCAATTTTCTTAAAGGTGTCAAGTAACCATATAAATCAGATGAAGTATTTTGGGGATTAAAACGCCCTGTTTGGTCATAGATTCTTACAGTAGCGTTACCTGCTTCGTAAGTATCGCGGGTTATATTACGACCGCGCCTGATTGTTATTTGTCTAGCAACATCTGTTAAATCAATTACTAAAGCGGGGGCATTGCTTTCTGAAAGAATACCTACACCTAAAACACCATTGATAGGGTCGCCAATTGTGAAAGGGTTTCCAAATGTTGCGCCTGAACTAAAGTTTAAAGAAACATTAAGTGTTGCAGGTAAAGCCATTAGTCGCCTCTAGTGGCTCGGTTAGACATTGTAAATGAACCCGAAGCAGAGGAATCTAATAACTGCATACGGATTGTATCTGCTAAATCTTTGTTACTAATAACATTGCCTTGAACAGTTACATTAACAACACGGTTAGCACCGCCTTGATCTCCACCGCGTCCTAATGACAATTCTAAGTTTGTTAAATCATTTCGGCGTTGTTCCAATTCCCTAGCAGCTGCGCCTTGATCTCCGCCTGCGCCTAATAACTCAGTAACTCCACCAGTTCCAAGAACTCCACCACCACCACCACCGCCGCCAAGATCAGTACCGCCGCCACTTGTTGAAATATCAATAACCAACTTAGGGGCTTTCAGTTTGTTTAATGCGTCCTGAATCTTAGCAATTTCAGCAAGAGCGTCTTGAACATCACTAGGATAATTAAGAAATGGATTTAGAGCAGGTGGCAGTCTTGAAATTGCCAATGCAAGGTTAGTTGTTTTAAGTTGAGAGATAGCAAGTTCAGCTGAAAGTCTTTCTGCTTCAGAGGCATTTCCTTGGATTAAAGCTAATTGTAAAGATAGTCTTAATTTTTCTTCCTCAGTAATTTTGCCTTGCAGAGCAGCAAAGATTTGTACTTGATCTATGTCTAATATGCTTTGTGCTTTTTTTAACTTTGCTTGATCTTGTAGTGCTTTAGTTTGTGCCTTAGTTGCTTTTAATTGAGCAGCGGCAGCGGCTTTAGCGTCGGCAGCGGCTCTAGCGGCAGCACCCTCAGCATACTTAGCAGCACCGCCTTGATCTCCACCAACACCAAGGGCTTTTGCAGCACCGAATAGATTTAACAGGTTTTCCGTTGCCCTAGTAGTTGTATCACTTAAAGCTTCAACGCCCTTAGTAACTAAGCCAATCGCAGCAAACATAGCCGCTGTTGCGGCAGCTGCACCTAATGGGCTAAATAGGAAGTTTCTTGCTATTGCGCTTGCAATTAACGCATTTCTTAATGCTTTAACCACTTTAACAATTGCTTGCAATGAAGCAATAAAGGCGGCTATTTTATTGACTGTAAAAGCAGCCGCTAAGATGATTGCAAAAGATTTAATTAAAACTATGTTATCTGAGATTAACTTACCAACATTACCTAGAGTTTCAGCGGCAGAGTTTCCAAAATTAATAATCTTGCCTTGCAATTGATCTATGTCAGTTGATTTAGAAATCTGCATTAAGGCTTCAACTAAACCTGCACCAATGCTTTCCTTCGCTGAATCAGCGGCTACTTTAATCCTTGCAAGCTTGCCCGAAAATGTATCAGCGGCAATGGACGCTGAGCCTCTTGTTATGTTTGTAATTTCTTTTAATATGGCAGCAAAATCACCTGAAGCAAGTGTGGCTTTACTGATACCCAAGCCCAATGCGCCTACGCTCTTGGTATTGCCAAGGTAAGCCTTGCTCAATGCGTCGGCTGCCTCAGTTACGCTAATGTTTTGACGAGCAGCAATATCTAAAGCAATGTTTGTTAGATTTTGAGTAGCAGCAAGACTGCGTGTAGTGGTAAGCAATTGTTGATACGCTGGAATAAGTTGTTCATCAACCACGCCGTATTGCAGTTTTAAAGTATTTAAAAACGCTAATGAATCTGAAGTAGCAAACTCAAAGCCAATAGTTCTTAATGAGTTTTTAAAAAGATTAAGTTGCTTCTCATTGGCAGCAAAAGCCGATATAGCAGACTTGGCAAACGCCGTTACTCCAACGCCAATAAGTGCATGTTTAACTGTTCTGCCTAATTTATCAGCTGCGTTTTCAGCCTGAGCAAAAGCCTTTTTGCCTGTAAATTGTGCGGCAATATCAATTACTATGCTCATTTGGTAACCTTCTTAAAGTATTGTTTTTGCTTAAACAACTCATTGACATTGTAAATAGCAGTTAAAGCGGCTGCGTTAGCTTTGCCACCGTCCTCAGCCCAAGCACGAAATATCAACCGACCTTTCATGTAACGACCGCGTTTAGTTGAACTTTCAATGTTGCCTTGGTAAATCTGACCAAATGCTTGAATAAATTGTTTACCTGCATTTGGATTATTTGAGTGGCTGACTCCATGGTCATTAGGGTCGCCTTTACGACCAACCCAAGGCTGACCATTAGCATTTTTTCTACCAGCTGTTTCATAGATAGCACCCTCAGCTGATTTGTTAATAATGTAATAAACAGACTTAAACCCACGCCTATTAGTTTTGCGTGGGGTAGAGCTGTATTGAATACCTTTAGTAACTCTAGCCGAGTTATACAAAGGAAACTTTCTTTGTCCCTCTGCATTTTTTTCAGACCGTTTTCTGTAACTCCAATTAGTTAAAGGTGATTCGTTTGGAACATAAGATTGTGCTTTTTTAACAACTCCGCCAAGGGCTAAACCCATTTGGTCATCTAGTTGGGCAGCAAGGTTAGGGGCGTAATCTTTAAGGGCTTTCTTGAGTTCTATTAACCCTTTTACCTCTGTTGGCATTTTCCCTAGCCTTTGCGTCGTCTTTTAGAACTGCCAAGGTTGCCCTTAACAAATCTCTGTCCATATCAATAAAAGTTTGGTGCGGAAGTCCTGTTGTAATTGCTAACCTAGCAACAAGGTAGTGAAAGGAATCCCGCGTTATCCATTTGGGGAATCAGCGTCCAGAATCTCCACTTTAGCTAGAGTTTCTAAATACGAATCGCCAAAAGGCACAGGGTGATTACCATTGCGCCTTTCAGCTTCCCAAGCCAACCAATAAACTGCACCTTGTTTTTCCTCGTCGCGGAAATACTTATGAAATCCACTTTTAAAATGTGATTCGAACGAAAACTCAATAACAGGTGTTACTTCATATTCTAAAACATCACCTGAAGCCTTGGTTATTTTTAGTTTAATCATTTTTATCCTTTGTTTATGACCAAGTACCAGTAGTTGCAGTTGCTGTCTTGCTGTTGCAAGTAAAGGTAATATCCATAGTACCAATATCAGCTACCGCACCATTAATATCGGTTAGGTTGTCAATTAGTATTGTACCTGTATAAAGAGGATTTGTTGTTGAAACCGCGCTTGATGAATCTTGAATTGCCTCAAAAGCAACTGTTGTTCCAAAAGCGGCTTGAAGTGTTGCGCGTACTGAACCTGCGCCTGAAGCTGCATTATCGTTCAAAAATGAAACGGTCAGCTGATCGGCTGACAATCCAGTGGTATAACGATGAGCTGTATCCCCCATGGCGCTGATCTCAATTTGGTCAAGAACGCGGTTAAGGGTGAAGGCTGTTACATGGTCAGATAGGTTGACAGTTGCAACCTTAAATCCAACCTTGTTATTTAAAAATGTTGCCATTTAATTATTCCTCGTCTTTCTTAGTGATTGTTGGTTTTGGCTTGTCTTGCGGTACTTCTTGACCGATCTTTTTAAGAAAGGCAATGTCCTCATCTGTAAGTGTCATTTGTTTAACTCCAAGTTGTTAGTGTGCTTATGTTGATCGTGCTGACCATCATCTCTTGAGCTTCCTGCAATACTGAGGGTGCAGATACGCTTTCAACATTAAACTTAATAGTTGACGCGCTTAGTTTTAAAAACACAGCGCAAACCATTTCCTCTAATGCTATTAAAGACGCTTGATTGTCTAGCATTGGTACTATGCAAGTAATTGTAAAGTTTGCTTTTGCACCAACATTATATTGATTGTTGCTTGGCTCAAGCATTGGGTCTGCATACCTGAGTACAACGCTGTTAGCGGTGGGTGTGGCTGGTACATAACTAAATGTATCCCACACCCCCGCGTTCGTTAGCGCGGACTTGATTGAGGCTCTGAGAGTTGTAACGGCAACTGTCATTAGCCTATTAGTCCATTGGGCGCTAAGTGGTTCGCAAGTAAGCCTCGTACTTTTGCTATAAGAGTTGACCCCATTTTGAAAGGACTTGGTTGAAAGTTAGGGTCTAATGCGCCGCCGTTAGCAGCTTGTTTTGCTTGCCAAATCTCAGTACATACCATTAAAGTCGCAAGCCTAACTTCGGGAACGGTTGAATAAGTTACATAATCTGTTGCAGCAACAGTTCCATAAGGTGAAGTTGGGTGAATAGGCTCAACTGTTGAGTGTGAAGTTACAAAAGTAATTGAATATGTGTCTATGTCTGTAATTGTTTTAGAACCATTAAAAGTTGAGCCGTTACCACTTACCGTTACTACTTGCCCGACAAAGAAGTCATGAGGTGTGTCAAAATATAAAGTACCAAATCCAACAATGTGTGAGTGTGCAGAATTGAAAGCTTGGTTTTTCCAAAGGTAATCTGTAATTATGTTTTGTCCAGCCTGACAGACTTCCTCAACAGTTGCGCTTGAATATAAGCTTCCTAATGAGAGATTCGCCCTAAGCTCTGCTTCGGTGCAAAATGTGGCTGCCATGATTACCTTTCTTAAAAGTTAAGGGGCGAAGGCTTCCTGCGCCCCTTAACGCTGTTGATCTAACTAATTAGATCAGGACTTGTTCCAACGACGGATACCGCCTGCAAGCTTTGTTGCAATTGCATAATATCCATAAACTGCCACCTGTAAACGACCGTTTGAAAGTGCTTCCACTCTCAAGGTTGTCTTAGGGGCTTCATAAAATGTAATTGATGAAGGATTGATTAGGAACATTGAATCGTCGCCTGTTCCTGAACCAATGTAAGGATCAACATAGTAGTTAGTTCCAAGTACAGAACCGACAACAGATTGAGGTGAAGCAATACCAGCATTGTTAACTGGATTAGCAGCTGCGTAGATTGGACGCTTGCTTGAATCTTGCGCACCAAGCAGAACAGTCCACCATGAAGCATTTGAAACTAGATTGGTTGCAAAACCACCTGTTGCAGCATAAGCAGCAGCAGCCTCAGTTGCAATAAATGATTGCAGTCCGTCTGCGTCGGCAGTTGCAACAGCTGTACCAGCTGTTCCAGTTGTAATGAATTGTGTAAACATTGCTTCGTCTGTTGCCTTAGCATAGCCTCGGTTCAACTCACGGATAAGTTCGTCATAAAAAATCGGCGAACTTCTATCAAGGAGCTCCCAGCTAATTGTTTGTAATCCCGCTGCTTTTTTAACATCAACTGTAATATAACCTGAAGCCATTTCAGTTCCACCAAGTGCTTCGCCCTCTGTTGAGTTTGAATCAATTGTTGGCGCTGTTGTTAACTTAGGAATTGTAAATGACATGCCTGAAGTTGGTAGTGCGCCACGAGATACTGAGTCAATTGAAGGACGAACATCTAATGTGTTAGTGATGAACTCAGTTAGGTGTGGTGCAAGTGTAAGACCAGTGTTTGTAGTTGTATCATCTGTTGCAAGAATTGTTTGACGAGCGTTCTCATCACCCATTGCAGCTTTGATACTTGCCTCAAGATATTGTCCTGAAGTCATTGGTGCAACGCGTGGCTTTGTGTAAACCGCCGCGGTTACTGTTGGGCGAGAAGCTTCAACCGCTGGGGTTTCTACTACCTCGGTCGCAACAGGTGTATCGGTTGTTGTGTTTTCCACAATTTCCTCTATTTCTGTTTTGGTTTCGGTTGAAAC